GTAGAATCCGATGCTAAAAAAACGCCTTGTGAACGTGAACCTTTAGAGCTATTGCATCGACGGCAGCAGGCAATCATATTTTCCAAGCTAATCGGGTCTCCTCCGGATTTGATACTTTGTACGTGGTCTACCGTATCTGCATCCTGACCGCAGTAGGCACACGTGTATCCATCACGAGCTAGGACTACGAGCCTTACCTTCTTGTATTTATTACTTACACGTGGATCCTGCCGACCTTTGACCATTAGTAATGACCAGTCCTTCTATGGTAATCCCACGCTTGGCACGGTGTCTTATGTCTATGAGCTATGTACTTAAGGCCAAGGTCAATCTGCTTAAACGGATCCTTCTCTTTCATCTTAAGTAGTTGAGGTATACCATATGCAGAACTATTAGGGTTATCAGCTCTTGGATTCCATAAACTCTCACGCATCCATAGCAGCTCCACACATCGATATTGTTTAGCATCGAGTAGCTTCATATGAGCATATAGTTTGTAGTTATTTACATCTCTTGGCGTGTTAATAGCTGAGGCATTAGGCATATTGACAAATAGCAATAGCCCGGCCAATAGCACCAAACTACGCCTGCGAGCTATCCGCCTCAGCGGCTCGCCTGCGAGTATGGAGCGTACTCCTATAGTCAAATAGGTTGCAAATATGTGGATAACTTGAGCGTATGCCCTGCGTGTCGTCCACAGATTATTAACACCTGTGGATAACTCCTGTGGATAACTATTGCTCATTGATAGCCCCAGCCCGTACCCTTAAATCGTATGCCCGGAGCGTGATACACCTGTCTCATAAGTAGGTTGCAGCAATACGGCGTAGTGTGCTCTGCTAGCTTCTCGGTTACTTCATACCTAATATTGCAGCTAATACATTCATACTCATATGTCGGCATCTTGAGCCTCCATTAAACACACGCCCATAATGCCGCATTTAGTACACTGCAACGTCTTAACGTGAGGCGGTAGGTTATCGGTAATGATGCGCTCGATCTGATCCGTAACTTTCTTACACTTACGGCACTCGTACTTATATGTAGTCATTAGGCCCTACACTCCGCGCATAACCATATTACGATTTCTTGGCCTACATCGCGTACTTGGAGCCCTCCTGAGCTTGATACCCAATTATGACACTGATCGCACTGATCCATCTTTACTACGGTCATATCGCCGTTATCGTGGATAGTAGTCGCAAAGCCGTCTTTAATAAATGTTAATTCTCCCATTACAATTTAACCGCCTTATCTATATGTAAAAGCGTTACCTCTTTATCAATGGCCGGAGCCTTATTAAAGGTGCTAGCCGGTAAACGCTTAGTAGTCCAGGTAACCGTAATTTTGCGTAGGTTAAACGCGTATATGCCCTTAGGCGTTGAGTTAATGTAAAACGGCGTAAAGCCTAGCTTGTCGGCTTGCTGCACAAGTGACTCATACTTATCCTTCTCAAGTATCAGCTCGTCGTAATGCGTGTGTCTGCATTTGAGCTCTATCTTAAGCCTATAGCCGTTACTGGTCGCATCGATGTACTCGAAAGCATCGCCTGACATCTCTAGATCCTCGAGGTATTTACCCTTGATGTAATCAAAGAGACTCTGCTCGGTCATACTTGAGGTTTCCATTTTCCGTCACTGCCCAATACGTGCCAATTCGGTGCACACTGAGTCGCCTTTGTGCGTTCGGTGCAGAAATAACCGCCCCAATTCTTAGGAGATCCAGCTGCGGCCTGTTTCCATATCATCGTACCGTGAGAGCAGCGAGGCGCAGCTGCTACTTGAGCACCGCCTAAACTCTGCTCGATCTCACCGATGGCACTGGCCATAGTAGGCATATCCTCGATTGCCGCCTTTTTGCTCCACGGATCCGGGTCTGCCGGTAGTGTCTCGACCTTTTGCATATCCTGCACCGTAGGCCTCGAGTTAAACTCTAGGCTTGGAGTTAATAGGCCTATAACTCGGCCGTAGCTGCTCGTAAGGGTATCCTCGATAAACCATTTTTTCATATTATTCGGATAGGTTGCCACGTTGCCAAACGCGTAATCGACGGCGCTCGGCTTTTCATCCTCATATTCACGATAAGCCTCAGCTCGTACGAGCACTGTCCCGGCCTGTATATCTAGGTGCTCGATAGTCGCGCATAACCTACCGCTTGGAAATTCTGCCCGAAATCTTTTAATGCGAGCGTTTACATCCTCATAGTTATCTAAGAATCCCATTAGATTAGCTCTCTATCTTTCAGAGCTTGAGCGATTGCACGCCCTCTTACAAAGCCCTCGCCGTGGCCTTGTCTCCAGCCTATCGAGTAACCAATTACCATAAACATAAAGCCCATACCGCACGCGGCTAGGCTTATTAAAATGTCTGCACTGTTCATATATCGCCCTTTGTTAAGGCCGATTAAGCTACTACCCGAGTAGCCCTCTCGGCGGTGTAATACCAGTATGAGGCTACCTACTGACAAAAGGCAATTATTTGGCTAGGCGTGTCTCTAATAATATCTCGTATATTTTGTCGATCTTGGCATCCATACGCTCCTGCCGTACCTCGATGTGATCGATACGGCCTCGTAGGTTATGCCCTCCATTACCGTCGGGCTTTAGCTCAGATAGGTAATACTTAACAAAGTGTCGGATAAGCCCAGCCCCCAGCCCCAAAATGGTAAAACTCCCCAAAGTTAAACCGACTACGAGCTGGGCTTGCTCCATTACTTCTTTACGCCAAACTGACCTTCGGACGGTTGAAGTGCCTTAAGTAATGGCCCGATTAGCCCAGCGATAAACGCGTTAGCTAATACTTTAGGGTCTGAAATCCCACTCATATAAAGCGCCGCCGCACTTGCTAGTGCTGCTCGCCCGTAAGATTTTGCGGCTGCGATTGCTTGCTCTTTCATTGTGTAGCTCCTTAGTGCCCTTAAGGATGTGTGATAACTATAAACCTAAACTAACGATTAACGCTTTAGCCTTGGCCGGTGACACTTCCACTTCCCAGTGCATTTCATCGGCTCGACTCTTAAAATCGCCGCCCCACTTGAGGCCGTATTTTTTAGATAGTGCCCGGATCATCGGCACCTTTTCAGCTGGGAATGTGCCCACTTTGCCGAGAGGATGTTTAGTCGCATTTAGATCAATGGCCGTTCCGGATGAGTGGCAGGATAGTTTTGTAGGGTTGCCTCTTACCATCCGATACGCGTACGCCCAGTCGTCAAACGTACCCTCATCGATCGGCTCGATTAGCTCGTGAAACTCCGCAGCAAAGGCGGCCAATAGGGGCCCAACACTATCGGCGCACCTTAGCTTACGATCCGTACCCTTTACCGGGTAGGACTTTATTTTTATCTCGTCCGGATCTTTAGAGGCCGGGTAGCCGTTATAACTAGTCTCCATTTATTACTATGTGCTCCTCATTAGAGCACTCCCATCCTTTTTGTGCATTGAGTAACAATTCATTATGCCCACATTGAGGCATAGGCGAAATAAACGCATCATCTATCGGGTCGTATGTGTATCCAATACCAGCATAGTTAAAGCGTATTCTGTTATTGTAAGAAGTACGCTTGCAAGTTTGACCTCTGTAATTGCCGTACCAAGTCTCAGGATCTAATCCTTCAATTAACTCTGTTTCGTCAATACCAGAAATAACTTCTGTAACAATGTTTGTTTCATCTAAGAATGCATAATGTGCCATTAGACAGTCACTGTTCCTGTTCCAGCAGTGAATGTGTAAATAGTATTTCCACCGCTTGAAGTCTTTGTGTATGTTAAACCAACACCAATGGATGTTAAATCTGCAAATGTATCTGCGTATCTTAGGATAACAATTCCGCTACCACCAGCACCACCATTTTGTGCGTTGCTAACTGCAGAACTACCGCCGCCTCCGCCGCCGCCAGTATTTACCGAACCTGCTGAACCTGCTGCTGGTGTGTTGGCACCACCATTACCACCACCACCTGAGCCACCTGTTCCTGGAGTTCCTGATAAATAAACTCCGCCGCCTCCGCCGCCAGCGTATGTAACTGATGAACCGCTGTAACTATTAGCAGTTCCATTACCACCGTTACCACCTGCAGTTGATGTGCCTGCAGCGCCGACAGCATTAGCTCCACCACCACCGCCACCACCAACATTAGTACCGCTAGTTGCGCCGTTACCACCTGCATTGCCTTGTCCAGATGTACCAGCTGCGCCTGTTAATTCTACTTCACCTGAGCCACCACCACCTGAGCCACCAGTTCCAGCAGCCTCAAATACGAATGCACCAGTTCTGTGTCCACCCTTACCACCACCAGTTGATGTTATAGAACTTAAAACAGAACTGCTGCCTTGTGTTGGAGATGTAACAGCTGTACCAGCTGCACCACCTGCACCAACAGTTACAGTGAATGATCCTGAAACTGCAAAAGATGTTGCAGTTCTAAAACCACCAGCGCCTGCTCCTCCGCCACCTGAGCCAGATGAACGACCGCCGCCGCCTCCGCCTGCTACAACAAGGTAATCAACAGAAGATGGTGCGCTTTTAGAAAGACGACTAGAGGCGATAATGCCGAGGATCGGGCTCATTAGCTAATATCACCGATAACGGTAAACGTGTTACTCGCGGTGCATATAATCGTACAAGCTGAGTAACGCGCTCTCAGCACCGGAGCCGTTGCCGTTGCACCTGTTGAGGTAATAGTTACGCCTGCACCTTGAGCAAAAGATGTAAGTCCCACGCCGATACTCTGTACGTTAATCTGCTCACCGGCTGCAAAAACGCTAGGCGGAATAGTTACTGTTATCGCTGAGGCATTAGATGTAGTAACTAATTTATTAGAGGCATCTGCCGCTACTAACGTATAGGTCGTACCTGTTTGTGCATTAAAAGTTAAAGTCGTTGCAGCTTTAGCATCAAGGCCGATAGTTACCGATCCCGAGGTACCGCCTCCGGTAATAGGGCTAGTTACGTTTACCGCCGTAATATCACCGGCTGCATCTGTAACCCAAATAAAATCCATATCGGTATTAGAGTTTTTGCTAAGTACCTGCCCAGTAGTGCCGCCCTTAAGATCGACGAGTGAGGCATCGATGGAGTCGCCTAAGGCCTCGATAGCCGTAGCTCCATCTTTTACTAAGTCGGTCGATGTAGGTACCGGCCAATTAAAATTAGGCGTTACTGTTGCCATTAGGTTAATCCTCCAAATGCGTTTTCCCACTCAAGTGTAGCGTTTACACCTGTCCAAATCAGGCTAGGCGGGCTAACCGTGTCCCATTGTGGCGCGACTAATGAGAAATCTGTAGGGCTCAGCGTGAGCGTTATGTCCACAAATTGAGGCGTGGCCCGGATAGCAAAGCCCTCTAAAAAGCCGTTAAAGGATCCGTTAAACATATTGATCGGTAGATCGTTAATAACAATAGGCTCACCAAAAAATACATTTATGAGCTTGTTTCGCTCTGCATCTGGCATATCTGAGTTATCAAGTCTAAAGGTAATAGCCTGTAGCTGCTCACGTGGGATAGCCCGGAGCCCTAGCTCGCGCTCCATTACATCCTCAACGTCTGACAAGTTATGCAGGTTAGAGCTTACGCTGCGCTGATAGCGCCCGTAGTTAGCGATAGAGGTAGCATCTAAAGCCGTTGCTTGATTATTGTAATTATTACCGTAGTTAAATACGAGCGAGTTACGAATCTTGCCTATTTGTAATATTGACTTAACGCTGGATGGGGTAGCGTAGTTAGCCGAGATACTCGTATAGCCATTAGCTGATAAGTAGGCCGTACGGTGATCTGCATCGGCGTAACAGACTCGCCCAGCCTTGTCCTCGTACATATTACCGAGCGCGCTTTGTGCTATCTGAGCGCATAGGTTATAGCTGCTAAAAGGATCTGCCGATCTGGCTATCATCTCGTAGAGTCCGGGCTGATCGATCTCGCCAAGTCCTACGTTTTCCGCATCGGCCCAAGTAGTCGTAGGGTTATAAACTGCCCACTGTAGAGCCGGTGCTACCTCAAACCACGAGTTAATAAGTAGCTCATTAAGTATGTCGTAAATCTGTGTGCCGTCCTCAGTTTTTGGCAAGGCATCCGGGAAAAGAGCTTTAGTCAATTTAGCCAAGGATCCTACGGCCAATATATTACCGATTGTTACAAAGCCTGTTTCCTCAGGCGAGCGTACGGATATGCCAAAATCCGATACTTCTCCACCAAACACGGGTACGTATACGCCGGCGCTATTCTTGAGCTCTAAGGTAAGGCTATCGGTTACATCAATATCAAAAGCCGTATTATCTATGTTTACAATTTCCATACGGGCATAGCCGGCGTTGCACTGCAGGTCGATATCATCGCGACCAGTGGCCATAGTCACGCTCAGGACATTATCGTAAATGGTAGTGCCTACGATAATTTTCCACTCGGGTAGCCAAGCGCTCACTCTACGTATACTCCAGAGCCGCGATTAGTTGAGGTGCCACGATATCCGGATTGGTTAAGGATATCCTCGAAAGTTCTAGCTAGTGCCTCGGGATCTGTACCGTAGCCCGCGTTAATTGTTATGTCGTACTGAGCCGCCGCTTGAGCTGCATAACGTGCGCCGCTGCTCGCAGCTGAAAGGCTTAGGCCGGAGGCTAAACCCTGCATCAATGAGCCTTGAGCCGTTGGATCGCTAAGCGATATTTTAGCTAGGGATGCTGCGTACTCCTGCTCAGCTCGAGCTTGGTAGTTAGACCCTCGTACCGCGCTAGGTAAATCTGCACCCGCATTTAATGCCGTTACTAATTGCTCATTATATGAATTGCTAGGGAGCATTTTATCTATTAACTTAAAAATGGTTGGATTATTAAGTGTAAAATCTGTCGTATTTTTTGGAATTGTATAAACCGGAGCATCGGTAGCACCCGGAGTTGCGGCAGACCCGGTACCGATTTTGCCTAAAGCCGCCGCGTACTCTTGGAGAGCCTTAAGTCGAGCATCGTCGGCCGCCTTTTGTGCCTTGGCTACGCGGTCGATCATCGATAACTCGGCGGACTCACGTAGTAGAGCTGCAGTATTAGCCGCGCTCGTAGTCTTACTAATAGAGGCCAAACGTGCTATCTCGGTTAGTTGGATCTGTACGCGCTCGCTATATGACTCTTTAGCGGCTAACTGTCCAGCTGCGACTATGGCGGCGTTATATTTTTTAAACGCCTCCTCACGTGCTAGTTCTTTATCGCCCTCGGCCATTTTAGATTTATCAATAGCAGAAAGTTCAGCTAGTAGCTGAGTGTTAATATCTAGCAGCGTAGCCTCGCTGATCTGTTTAATACCGGCTAACTTTTCTAGGTCTGCATTTTTTTGGAAAGCCGCTAGCTCGCCTATTTTCTTAAGGGCTAACTCGCCGTTATCCTCCTCGATAGCCTGTAAAGCCTCAAGGCGTAGTTTAGTCTCTTTATCATAGGTAGCCTTAAGAGCTGCAGCTAGTGAAATACGAGTAGTATCAAAAACCGCAGCGGCCTTAGTTAAGGCCAATTTATTCTTTTCTACGATTGCTTGCTTTTTTAATAAAGCTAATCTTTCTTTCTCACGCTTAGCGGCTGCAGCTGCAGCTGCGGCTCTAGCCTTGTCTGCCTTTACTTGTGCATCGGTAGCACCTGATACCGTCATAGGTGTAGTAAACGGCTTAGGTTTTAGCCTATCGTCCGTGCCTAAATCTTTTATCCACTTAAGATAAGAAATGTTATAAACATATTCCCAATCTTTACTATCAAAGCCCGGAATGATTTTCAATTTGTCGGCTAATATTCCAATACCACGGATAACATCGGCCGTACTTAAAGCCGCTTTTTCCATATTGGCAGCTAAGTTAGCTACGGAAGTATCCTCGCCCAAACCGGATAAAGCATCGACTAAACCTTTACCTATAATTTCCTGAGCGTTGCCTGCGGCTTCTCTGAGTACACGCATCTTACCGGCGTAAGTCTCAAGCTCGGCCGTAGCTGATCCGGCGAAAGTTTTAGTTAATAATGTAACTGCATCATTAAAATCTAAAGTCTTTAACTCTGACTGTGTAAGGCCTAGGTTATATTTTCTAAGGCCTTTAGTGTTGCCCACGTATAGCGCTGCGAGATCCTGATTTACGGTTAATAAATCTTGGCCCGATCCAGCGGCCACGTCTAGCGAAAGGTTTAATAGATCCTGAGCTTTAGCCGTATCACCGGTTGCGGTTACGAGTTTCTGAAAAGCCTCGCGTAATACTTCTCCCTCATAGCCAAACTTGGCCGATATGTCGCCGAGTTTCTTTTCGATAATATCCGTATCAAAAGATAGCCCTAGATTTTTTAATACTGTCTCGAGGCGCTTGGCTGACTTCTCGTTTTCTGCAAAAGCCTTAACGGCATTTTTACCGTAGGCCAACATAGCCGCAGCGCCAAAAGTAACGCCTAGAGTTTTAGCTACGTTTTTAATGCCTTTCTCAAAGCTGCCTAATTGCTTTTGGCCTTTGCCTAGGGCTTTACCGTCCCACGTGGATACGGCGCTTACGACGAGACTAGGTAAGTTTCTCATTATGCCGCCTTAGCGTATCGGCCTTGATTAAAAGCGTTTACGGTATTTTCTATAGCTTTAATTACCGAGCCTTGTACTTTGCCTTGATCCTCTGCCCAAGCTCTAAAGATCATACGGCCACGGTTTTCGCGACCATCGCCATATAGAGGCCCCATACGACTAACAAAATTAGCACCGGCGTTAGGGTTATTAGATTTACTTTTAGGCGATCCTCCGGGATTAGTACGGCCGGCGGTTTCATAGATTGCTCCTGAGGCGGATTTATTAGCGATGTAGTACATAGCTCTAAAACCGTTTTTATTACGCTCACTTGGAGCAGCTGAGTAATAGATACCTTTACGAGCTGCCTCAGCATCATAAAAAGGAAAACGGCGTAGCTTACCCTCACTATTAAAAGTTCTAAACGCAGAATTACGGGCCGTAATCTTTTTGCCTTGAGTACCCTCGTCCCAGTTATAAAGGCCACCCGGCGCGGACGATGGCGCATAGCCTCGAGCCTTATCCCGTATCGGGATCATAATGCCTTTAATCTCTTTATTCATTTCTTTTAATAGCTCGGGATCTATTTTACGGATCGCGCGTAGAGTCTCTTTATACCCGTCTAGTTTTACGGACATTTTTAGACTCCTCCGCTTGCTCGTTTAATACTCTGACTAACATCTTAAACATCTCAGTATCGAGATCGAGTACCGCTTGAGGCGGGATCCCTAACCGTATTGATAGTTGCGCTACCAAGTGAGTTAGAGAATCCCGCCCTAGCTTAAAGGCTCGTCGTCTAATACCTCGACTCGAGTTAATGTATCTAAAAACTCAGGGCCAAAACTTTTTACCGTTTCGCCGCTTGTCCTAATACATTCCCAAGCTAACCAAAATAAATCGGTCTGCTTTTCGTCGTCACGAAAGGCTTTATGAAAACCTTTCTTTGCGTAGAGCTCAAAGGCATACTCGATACGTGGAGTAATTTGGTGCTCTGTTACATCCCCGGTAGCCCTTGTTATTTTAAGTCGTGCCATTTGATTGCCCCTTTGTTAGTTGGTTATGGTGTGGTGTCTACGACGATTACAGAATTACAAGTAAATGTAATCGATTGTGTACTGATGTCCCCGACGGCACCGTTAATGTCGGTGGTGTTGTTCACAAGCACCGTAGTTTGGTACTCAGGATTGGTTGGTGAAACAACCGCGCTAGTCTGCTTAAGTGTTAGAGGCACTGTAGTACCCCAGGCTGCCTGCAAAGTCTGTAGGACTTCACCGGTAGCAGTATCGTTTAGGAAGTCTAGAGTTACTGTTGAAGTTTCTAGGCCTTTTGTAAAACGTCTCGCGTTATCGCCCATCGCAGAAATTTCCAATTCTTCGAATACGCGGTTAATCGTGGCTGACGTTACGTGATCTGAGAGGTCTACCGAGTTAAGGGTTACGACCACTCCATTTGATAAGAATATGGCCATTAGCCTATTCCTCGCTCTCTGTAGTAGGTGTTGGTGTTGGCTTTGCTTTTGCTACTTTGACCGGTTCAGGCTCGTCTACGATCTGCCCAATCTTTCGCAAAAACTTTAGGTCATCCTCTGTATATGGCATTTGTTACTCCCAGCTCGATAGTACGGATATATTTAGATCGACTGTCAAAAGGTCGCCGCTTTGTACGGATAAAATTGTAGGTGCACTAACGCTTCCTATGTTCATCACGATACTAGAGTCCGCTAATTTTTTTACTACGGCGCATACTAAAGTTTCGATACCGTTAAGGTTCCCGTGATTATCCAGCATCGGTACATTACAAATAATGCGAAAGTTCGCCATAGGTGAAATGCCTATGTACTCGTTATTACTTGGAGTCAAATACGGCTCGGCCGGAGATACGATAACCGAGTTGGCGATTATTGTAGGCGGCGGAAAACTAAAGGTACTGTAACTATTAGGAGCATCGATAGCAGCTGCAATAGCTGCACGTAAAGTAGTAATAGGTGCAGGCATAACTAGCCGACCATACTATTTGGGTTTGTGTATCCGGCGATGAGCCCTCGGATTTTGCCGATCATCGAATTTCCGAGGCGGTAGGGGCTCGGGCTAAATCCGTCGATAGATACGCCGCCGGTCTGTGAGACTTGGCGAGCTTGGAAAATGTCAGTGGCCAAAATCATCGCAGCCTCGCGTACGGCTGGGGTAGTGGCATATGAGTTAGTTTTTGTATCTGCTCCTACTGCTGATCCGTAAGGGAGTACGCGCTGAAAATTAACGTTAGCGGCTACCTTTGTAAATTGAATAAAGCTATAACCTGCCGGCCAATTCCACGCCTGAGTATTCCAAGCGATAGACGGTAGCAGCGTAGAGGTGCCGCTAGTCCAAGGCAAAGTACCGGTGATCGTATAGGTACCGTTAAAGGTTGAGCCGCATCCACTCAAGGTTACAGACTGGCCGGTACTAAAGATTGCAGGGTTAGCGATCATCGCGGTAGCAATATTATTTTGTAGCGTAACTCCGACTACCGGAGCTGAGTCAAACCATAAAAATTGGTTGAGGATATCTTGAGCAGTTTGGCAGCAGGTTTCTACGATATCTGAGCTATATAAAGCCTCGATGCCAAGATTGGCTCGCAGCTCTGCCTCGGTTACGTATGTTGCCGGCACTGTCATCTCCTCACTTAAAAAGGGCCGGTAGGGCTCAAAGGGCTAAGAGCCCTACCGACTATTAGTTTTTGCTTATGCCTTCGCAAACTTGATAATACCGTTAGGCATCTTTGCGATAGTTGCCATAAATCCGTAGATCGCTACCTGTACTTGTAGGTTTGATACTACGTTTACTGACATATAAGCCTGTGGGCTACGGTAAACAGTAAATGCCTCAGGTGCCAAAATGATCGCTGAGTTATCATCGACTGTAGTCTCTGTAAAGTTCTTGTCTACGTATAGATCAAGTCCTAGTACGTTACCGCGGATAGAGCTAGGAGATACCTGTCCTGCGGCGTTCATAGGTTGGATAGCGTTATAAATTGGTCGCTTTGTGGTATCGGTTGCGCCCATTAGCAGCTGCCATTGTGCAGCGTTACCGATGTAGTTCTGAGCAAAATAGCCTGTGTTCTTGTAAACAAGAGCTGCAGCCTGTGATGCGTAAGAAATAATGCCGTCGCTATCTGCCGTTACTGCAGTACCCGGATTAGTACCAGCTGCAAGTAGAGCGTTAAGGACTGCAGTATCTGTTGTAGTTAGATACGCGTTCTGAAGTTGCTGAGTCAATTCCGCATAAAAGTTTGGATCTGATCTCTCGAGAAGTTCGATCGAGATCGTACCCATTCCTGAGTACTTCTGAACAGTTCCAGTTAAATATGCAGTCTGCATATCTGTATTAGATACTGCTCCATTTTCTGCCTCTACTGTAACAGTAGGTGCTACACCCGTACCGCCGCCTGCAGCAGTAACAAGTGATGGCACGTTAATAGTCATACCGCTATTAGGTAGTACGCCTTGTGAACAAGCATCAATAGCAGGAGTACCAAAACGAGTATTAGTTACAAATTCTTGTAGGTACTGAGTTGGATTAAATGCAGGGTTAGTAGAGAAATCATCTGCCGCAGTTACATATAGCTTTGATTCATCGCTACCTAGTGCAGCCTTAATCTTGTGCTCTGTGTATGTTGCCATAGAGACGATTGGAGTGCGTAGGCGCTGAGAATCTAGTACTGAGGGACGGATAATCTTACGAGCAGCCTCGACCTTTTCAGCCTCGGCCGGTGTATCTACCGGGGTTTCCTCCGGTGTATTTTCAGGGGCAGTGGTCACGGCCTCCTCCATTTCTGTTTCGGTTTCTTTTTCGATCTCTACGATAGTCGTAGAAATAGTAGTAGTTTTTTCTTTTGTGCTAGTTGCAGCTTCGATAGCAGCTCGCGCCGCCATAATTTCATCGACGGATGCGCTAGAAAATGCGGCGCTCTCGACGAGCGACACTTCCTTGAGGACGGCAGCCGTGACAAGCAAGTAATCACCCATCGGCTTCGAGGCGGTT